GTGACGTTCGCAGATCCAGAGGTGGTGGAGATGACAATAGTGTCGGTATCATTCCATTCGTCACTTTCCCATGACCCAGAGATGTCAAGCAACCAATTTCCTTCAGGAAGAATGAAATTTGAAGACATGGGAGTTGAAGAGGCAGTCCCTGTTTGGAAATACCCGATATTGAAATTCGAATCAGATTGTTTTTGAGGAGTTCCAGTTGGACCAAACATGGAACAATTGTCCTGTCCTCCAGAGAAATATCGGGTATATTGGGGAGGTTGCGCGAACATCTCGTCATAGTTTTGGATGAGTGGAACTTGGTTTGAACCTTGAAGTTGAACAAAACTGTTCGGATCTGTTCCATTTGTTGGGTAAGGATTTTGTGTGCCGTCGAGGATGGCGTTTGCGTAGACAGAAGTTTCATACATAGCACCAGGAGTGGGTTGGAAGAGAGCTGCAAATCTTCCTTTGGTTGCCTGGTCATAGTTGGCATATATTCGAAATTCTTGGGTGCAAGTAACGATGGCCGACTTGTGACTCCCCCCGATAGGTATACCTGACTCATATCTATCCGGCATGAGGAGAGTCTTAAGATATTTCATCACAAGTCTTTTGTCGCACCCCGCCATCACATCGACCTGTTTGGTCAAGGTTGTTACGGTGTCATTTTGTGCTTTCTGCAACTTTTTGACCTGACCAGCCAGCTGATTAGCCTGGATGGCTTTACGTTCACTTTTTGGAAGCTTAGGCTTCCTTGCTTTCCTACTCCGCTTCGGACGAGCATTGTTGTTGTTGTTTCCCTTATTTTTTTGTGGTGCCTTGGCGGGAACCATGACGCCACTGTACGTAGACATTTTGGACGACCGGCTCTTTAACATGAGTCGCCCAACGTGTGACTGGTCGCACTAAGACAACGCTCCCACGCCATTTACATAACCGACATTACAGGTGAATGGAGGTAGGCGCAGGACCGGTGGCTTAGTGCAACCATAGTGTCTTCAAGCATAGAGAGAGTTCTCCAAATAGGTGAGCGTGATACGCTGCTCCCACAAATGGAGAAGTTTCACATCTGCTTTTGGCGCCATTTTGAACAAAAAATCACAATAGGCGTCTACGAACTGAAACATTTCCGGATCAGTATAACAAAGGGTTCGGACGGACAATGCTTTTTGCATAGTTAAAGACCAGTCCCAGCAATCATCAAAAGCCAGGACATAATAAGCTTTATTACGCGGAAAAACAGGAATAACAAGGTCACGTGTAGGATCCGTCTGAGCGTAATGACCAAGAAACTCTGCATACGGTGAGAACTCCACCTCCCAACGGAGGGACTGGAGCAATTTTTTGATGGAACTAGGGTTGATATAACCTTGAATCTGTTTATGAACACCAACCAAAGAATCATCACCAAACAAGTTTAATCTCAGATGCAGGCGAAACGACTCAAACGAAGCTTCTGGAACTAAAGTGAAATACATCCACGCCCAAACAACGTGGAGGATAATTGTGTTGTCATGTGCCGTGTTGTATTGACCACTAGGTTGACCCCCAACCTCAACTACCAGGCCATTTGGCAACATCAAAGGGGTTTTTGCAATATCACGGTAAGTATTGGAAATCATGCACAAAACCTCAGGAGTTCGACTTGCTGAAGACATCATATTATAACGCAGCACAGCGGCTCCAACCAACATAAGATAAAAGAGACGTGCGTCCCAACCACCGACGTCCATTGCTATGGGGTCATAATCCTCATTTTTGACCCAACGGAGCATCTTTGAAAAGAATATTCCGTGATTTGTGGTGCCTATTCGGGATGGAAACTCCAACTCATCAGAATGTGACTGCATTTGTGAATTGAAGTCGTGGCTCAACGCTACATTGACCACAAAGTGCTCTTTAGGGGCACAAATAAACATCCGTACTTTACCCAACAGGACTTTAGCGAGGGGTTTGAGCTCATGTTTGCAAAAAGCTCCCCAGACCGTCAAAAAACCTCCCGGAGTTTTGGCTCTATCCCAATGAGTTGCAAGGTACCATTTTCCAAAAATCGAGTGAGCTAACTCTGTTCCCGATTGGAAATATTTTCGCATAACTGGTCCAGTGGACGTAGCTGGCGGTATCTTATCGATGGCCTCCATAAACGAGAGAACTTTAGTGGGTTGTATGAACCTTGAGAAGACTTCTTCAGTCCAATCCCAGGCGATGGTCCAAGCTGCATCATCGTGGATGTCATCACGGATTTCACAATTTTTTGCTAAAGCTCTAGCAAAATTTTCAGCATTGGCCTCGCCCCAAGTCCATTGGGGCTCCACACAATCATCAGGGGGGTTCATCCCGCTGGAGAGGAAGGCAGAAAATAAGGGATCTCGTGTACCGATATTGCTAAAAGGAACAAACCTCTTAAGTGAGAAGAGAGGCTGAGGTTTCTTCTCACAATAATGAACATATTCACTCTCCTCAACACTGCCATAGTCTTTGAACAACGGGTCTCGCTGGTCGAGGTACTCCAGCATGGCAGTAGATGGCTCAATGGCCATCAGAGTGATTATTCTTTTTTTGTTGACCCAGTGACCAAGTCTAAAACTTGGTCAGCAGTAAAGAAGCGCATGATGTTCAGCTTCTTCGAGGCATCATAGCCGATGTGGTATCCAATGACCTCACCATCGGAGCCAATATACATCCCTCCAGACATAGTTTCGTCAGATGATCCACCATAATAAGCCAGGGCGCCGTCCCCGACTAAAGACAAACTGCCAACAGTTTGCGAAAGCACATAAGCTTTAGGATCGGATGGATTCTTTCTGTATGCAAGGAGTGTAACATTGGCCTGGGTTTTCATGGAACAGGCATATCCAGTAGACTTTCCCATTCCACTGACCTTTTCGTAGATCTGAAAGTCCTTTGTCCCGTCTTCAGCAACCAACTTCAACATTGTTTTCTTTGGACGATTAACCCAGACTCGAGGGAGCCTGTGATGCCAAACGGTAAACAAGTGGTTACCCACTAGAAAACCATTGCAAACAAATGTGTCATTGTCATCAAAAAGCGGGTAAAGGCAATCAATTTTTGACTGAAGGTCAATAATTTTTTTCCCAGGCAAAAGAGCCTCAGTAGTAATCTTGGGAACATCTGCGTAAACGGTTTGTAACTTATTCGACTCAGGAGCAATATTGCAGGAGTGACAGGCTTTAAGCATAACGTGGGAAACGGTTCCTTGACTGGTAGTCAGCTGAATGGTGTACTGCACACAATAATGGCCAGCCACAGGAATATGAGCGACATCAACCACATAAGACTTGATGCTTCCGTTTTCCATGCCTTTTTTAATCTTATCCCACATAATTTGCTTTCCTTTCTGGCCAACATAATGAACAATATGAGTGGCCTTATCGATAACCTCAAAGAGATCCTTGAGGCGAGCGTCTTGATCGCTCTTTTGAACAAACTGTTTTTTTGGGTCACGGGCTTCAAAAGAATAATTATTATTCTTGTTGCGTTTACGATTCTTACCTTGGTCACGAGCAGTGATTTTCTTTTGTTCCCTTTTCTCTTGTTTCTGAGTCATCTCCTCTTGTTGTCTCTCTTGACGGTCAACTTCCTTGACGTACTCTTCATAATCCCTTTGGTCTCGCATGTGAGCTTTGGCAAACTTATCTTTGTCCTCACGCGAAGGAAGACGAAGCCACTCCTGGTAATCCTGAGCAGACATCTTCTTACGGGATTCTGGAGCCAATTCGAGGCAAGCTACGGCCTTCTTTGTGTTTTTTTTGGCGGGGGAAAGAGCTTCCGTCTCAATCTCCTTAAGAGACAGAGAAGAAATGTCCTCACCTTGGTACCAGAAATAAACACGAAAGGCGGTGTAGACAATCGCAAGCAGGAGAACACTTGAAGAAACAAAAATAAGAAGCTGATCCTTGGTTTTAGAGAGAAAATAACTGTAGACTCCAACAATATGTCCACGAATTTTCTTAAGAAAAGAACGAAACCAATTAGCTTCTTCTGGATCAAGAACAACAGAAGCTTGAGCAACTTGCTCAATTTTTTCTTCAACAGCTTTTGGAAGTTCTGCGGTACAAGCACTTTCAAAAGGAATATTGACTATATCACCATCAACAAGATAAGGAATTTGAGTATCCTTGACAAGATGAGCTATCAGGATAGAACCACGACCAGTGAAGGCATCATGGATAAAGTTGAGCTTCTTAGGTCCATCGAAAGAAGCACTACTTTCAGCCAAACGGTAGGCGCGGGTCAGGAGCATTTGAATCAAATCTAAAGAAATGCGCCTACTAGGCAATTCCTGTTGCAATTGTTGTTGGTAAAACTCTTGTAGAGTTTTCGGAAAATTCCTAATGAGTTCACCGTCGTTTTCATAAGTCACAGGCAATGAGGACATAAATGGTCTTAATACCGATATAGTAGCTTCATCGGCATTTAGCCAAATCCTTTTTTTAACATCAGTGGCCTGTTTCTGAACCTCTTCAACGGCTGTTGAATTGGAAAAAAGATTTCCATAGGCGGTAAGATCGGCAACAAATTTGATTGAACGAAGAGCGTCAACTGCTTTTTTGTGGATACCAGTGTCGTAAATGATGCCTAGGAGAGAAAGAACTCCCAGACCAGCAACACCAATGTCAACCATTATGTCAATAAGGGCGCCCATTGGAGACAGGCGCTTAGTACGAGCCTCCGTCATTACCTCTTCAATAATTTTACGATCGGTCCTCCTATATCTAATTAGGAGGATAACGAATGAGGAGACGAAAAGGCTGGTGAGAAACATAAACATTGGTGCGTAAGTCGACGTATCACTCGCCTTCCAAGGCATAATATAGGAACTTAAGTTGACAGCCCCAGATCCTCTTGGTAAACGTTTGGCGCCTCGCAATGCAGCAAGAAAACAAATTACCATAAAGCCAATACTATTGGGAATAGCACAAATGGCTGAAAGGACCAATAAGATGGACAGGATTTTTTGGCCGAGAAAGTACTTCTCAGCTATCGCAACCCCTTTAGCGCAATATGCTCTCCAAGCAACAAGACCAATAGAGAGAGTCATATAAGAAGCACAACCGCCATACCCCAACAGAACCAAAAAAGGAAATATACTGGGGAAAAAAGAAAATGGCGTAAGGATTCCCAAAGAAAGAATCCAAACAATACACATACCAATCTTGGTAGCACGAGGATAGGTTGATCCATCATAACCAGCAAGATTTCCCAGGAGGTCACGAATAAGGACAAAAAGCCCATGAATCAAACCAATGAAACTGGTAATGTGTTTGGCGGCGGCGAAAGCGTCACTAGCTGAAGCTTGGAAAAATGGGACAGAAGCCGTCACATTTTCCAATGGTGGCATAGCAGCATGGTCTTCCAACATTTTCACACCAGGACATGAAGAGAGATGTGAAGCGTCTTCCCAGACCCCTCCTTTGGGTGTCTCATCCTTGGGCAGGCCGTGCTTATCACGGTACTCCTTGTTAAGCGTTTTAGAACGAAGATCATTTTCAAGCTTGAGGACAGGGTCATTGACTATTGGATTCATACTTTTTGAGTATGCATCCAACTCCTCTTTGCTCAAAGGGGTCTTCGTTTTCTTGGACGGCTTGGCCAAGGAATCAGAGCATGAGCTCTCATGGGTGACATTGTTGTTGTTGTTGACGTTGTTGATGTTGTTGTTACTGTTTTGCAATCCATCAGTTGCAGAAACAGGGGCATTGACACCTCGTAAGGTGCTGCTAACTTCCGGCCCGTTAGCATTGTTG